CTATGAAGACATTTTAAATCCTTATGGGCCATTGGCAGAGATACGTTTTGTCGATCCGACTGATGCTCTTGGTCAAAATAGATTAAATGGTTCTTATGACAAAGATGTAGAAATAAAATTTGGTCTTGACGACAGCATGGGCGGTGGTGGTTCTGCGGGTGGTGAAACTACTCTTAAACTTAAAATGTACCAGAATAGAAATTTAAATGATCAGTCAGTTAATAATACTGGTTCTGGACATCATAAACAATATGATATTAGAGCGGTCTCACCAGAATTTCTAAACGCACAAGGTAATTTTGTTGAGAAAAGTTTTAATGATAAGACAAGCAAAGTTGTCGAACATATTTTGAAAAAAGGATTCAAGACAAAAAGACAAATAGAACTTGGTGAGACCAAGGGTAAAAGAAGAATTGTTATATCAAGAAAACATCCTATGGATGCTCTTAAACAATTACAATCAGAACATGTTTCTGAAAAATACAAGTCATCTACCTTCGCATTATTTCAAAAAGCAGATAAAGGTGGTGAACATAAATATGTATTCAAGACATTTGAAGAACTATTTGAACAAGAACCAAAAGTAAAATTAAAACAGACAACAAATCTTAATTTTGGTTCGTCTGCAAAAGAAAAACAAAATTCTATTATGTGGTTTAAACCATCAAAGAATTTTGATTCTGGTCCAAGAGCATTAAACAAACCAGCAGAATATGCCTTTGATTATACTACTCATAAAGTGATTGCTACAAAGGGTAATGATAGTGAAAAGTTTAAATTTGCTGATAAACAAGGTGTGTATGAAAAAACACCTTCTTATGTAGAAGATCATCCTTCAGTTTTAAGATATGCCCATGATAAAGCGAACAATAAAGAAAAACATGAAACATCTAAAGCAGTCACAGATAGAGCAGCGTTTCTTTCACATCTAGCACAAAACTCTGCTGAACTTGAAGTATATTATAATCCAGAAATTACTCTTGGGTCTATGATAGAAATTGAAATACCTAAAAAGGTAACAAAAACACAGGGTGAAACAGAAACACAATTTAATGGTAAATGTTTGGTGGTCGCAATAAGAACAAAATATAGAGTTGCGAATGAACCACCAAATTGTACCATGATATTAAGAGTTGTTAAGGCTTCTTACAAACAAGGAGGTGATAGTAGTGGCTGACGATATGTTTGGGCATCTTGTTATAGGTGAAGTAAGAAAATTTAAAGAAGACCCAACAAAGTCTGGTCGTTGTAAAGTCAGACTTTACAATCATCAAAATGATGAACAAGAAGTAAAGGATGATGATTTACCATGGGCTATGGTTCTTCAACCAATAACTTCTGCCGCTACAGCAAAGGTAGGTATATCACCTTCCGGTCTTAAAGTTGGTTCACGTGTTCTTTGTTGTTTTCTACCTGATGATACAGCAAAACAATATCCTATTATTTTAGGTTCTTTGGCTCGTGGTGATAAACCAGAAGGTCAAGATAAAAGTAATGGTGGTATATCCAAAGAATCTCAAGATTCTCAAAAGAATTCTGGTGGAAAAATTAAAAAAGCAGGCCCAGATAATCCAGCAAGTGATGGTAAGACACAATGACGAAAGCTTTTGAAGAAAAGAAAACAGTATTCAATAACAAAGCTGTAATGCAACAGGAGAAACCTGATCTAGAAAAGGCAAAGTATGCTGACGCTCCTTTCGTTGATACAGATAGTGGTAAAAAACTCTCTGATGTTAGAGATAAATTTGCTCCTAATGCTGATAAACCAACAACTGCATCTGCTGACGCACAACAAAAGAATTTACCAGATATATTGAAAAAGGTAGATCCTCAGAAAAAAGCACAGGTCATACCAAAATTATATGAACAGATGAACCAGATGAAGAATGTCATGAATGCTGGTGCTGCATCTGGTGGTGGTGCTGGTGCGGGTGGAGGTCAAGATCAAAATCCTTCTGGTAATGCAACAACTAATGTTATTGTTGAAGAAGCTTTTACTGGCGCTCTTGCTATATTAGTGAAAAAATATGGATTTGAAAGAGTTATTGAAATTTTACTTAATGCATTAAATAATAATGGAATTCAATTAATAGATGAAAGATATAGAAATATAGTAACAAATGCTATTTCGAATCTTATAAGACTGGCATTATATTATGGTCCCTTAAACATTCCAGTATCCCAATATGATGATACTATATTTGGTGATATAGTTCCTGATCCTGTGGTATCTATTGTTCCTGATTTATATATGAAACAATATTATACTTTAGAAGAAGATCCATATCCTGGTTATGTTGAATGGCTATCACCAGATGAAACAACAAAAATATGGACAAGAAAAGAATTAGGTTCATATTATTATTCTACATCTAGTGAAGAAATTTTTTCACTATCAGAAAAAGCAATGGCAAAAGACCTAGATCCATATTTTATAAGTGAACTTGGTTTGATTTTGACCGCTAAAATATTAAATGATTTATTAGCCAAGCATTGCCTTAGAGTTGATGCAGATGTTCTTGATATTGCATTAGGTAATAATGCTGGAGGTGGTCAAGGGAACCAAAATCAAAATCCTGCTCAAAGCGGAGGAGGTGGAGGTGGTGCTGGTGGCATGAGTGGAATGATGGGTATGATGCAAGGAATGCTTGGTGGAAATCTTAAACAAATGATTGGTAATTTTGAACAAAAACAATTACCTAAATCAGTTCTAGATCAAAGTAAAATGCAAAAAACAACACAGTTATATACACAAGACATGTCTCTTAATAATAAAATCAAAACATTAGGCGAAAAAATATTCGGTGATGGCGGAAACGAAAATACATTTAACAATATGGGCGGTCAGTCTGGAGTTCTAGGTGCATTTCAAGGACAAGGTTTTGGTGGTATGGGGGGTCTTATGGGTGGTCTAGGTGGATTTGGAGGCCAATCTGGTGGTGGAGGTGGTGGAATAGGTTCTGGTGTTCCTTCTGGTGGTTCTGGAGGTGATACTTCTGGTGGAGGATATGCTGGCGGCGATGTTTCACAATCTGGTGTTAAGAACATTGGTAGTCTATTAACACTGATAGGAATCACATAATGTCACAAGATAGAGACAATAGCAAATTACCCAAAGATCCTATTTGTTCTGATAAAGAAACAATAGATCCAAAATACGGTTATGTTCATGGTGAATGGGATGCCTGTGGTGGTCATCGTTTTAAATATAGAAATCCAGAAGAGGAAAAGAAGACATATGAACAAATTCTTTCTCCTAGCGGAAAATATAAAACAATAGAACATCATGAAAAAAAGAAAGAATTAGTAACGGAATTAAATGTTGGTGAAACGAGAGGTTATACAAAAGGTGGAAAGTCAACACACGTTGATGGACATACAGATAGCAATCATGAAGGTACTTTTAGAATAGAAACAGCAAAAGATTATGGGAATGCTATTAAGGGTGATAGGTATATTGGTATCAATGGAAAGGAAATAAAATATACTAAAGAAGGCACCACAAGAGGTCATCAAGGCAATTCTTTAGCAACAAATGATATAACTGATAAAGGAACTTCCAGAGAAACAAGAGATGGTGATAAACAGGTCCATATTAAAGGGCATCATGTTGTTATGTCAGAAAAAAACCATGTTCATGTAGTCCAAGAGGAATTGGGAGTTCATTCTGGTGGAAATCAAGATTATTATTCAGATAAAAAATATCATGTTTATTCTAAAGATGCTTATATAGCAAACACTGATAGCACTTTTGATACTTGGTCAAAAGATGACATGACAATGAAAACGGATGCAAAAGGAAACTTTACTTCTAAAAGTGACATGACAATTCAGAGTGATTCTAAAATTACAATAAAGGTTGGTAGTTCAAGTATTGTTATAGAATCAGGGTCAATAACAATTAAATCTTCACAGATCAAATTCGAGCAAGGTTAAATAGTATATGGCATATGCACATAGACATGGTGATTTAAGAGCATGTGGAGCAACAACGGTTGTCTCTGGTCAAAGTTTTGTAACAGTTGACGGTCAATTATGGGCCGTTGAAAATGATCAAAATACACATGGTGCTGGTGGATTAATTGCATCAAAAAGTTATATAAAAATTAATGGAAAATCTGTGATTGTTCAGAATGATAACGCAAATCAAGACAATCTTTGTCCTAGTGCTGGCGGTGATCATTGTAATCCAAAAGCCACTGGTTTTAGTAGTTTAATAGACGTTTCATAGGAAAATAAATGGCAACCACAAGAGCAGACACTTTAACTGGGTCTAAAAAATATAAAGATTTCTTTTCTGATTTTTTAAATAATTTTGATAAGTCTCCATATGGTAATGATATTGGTAGAGTAATTGATAGTAATTCAATTGAACAGTCTTTAAGAAATCTGATAAAAACAAATGTTGGTGAAAGACTGTTTCAGCCTAATATAGGTTCTAACATTTATGCAATGCTTTTCGAACACAATATAGCGGACACTCTGGATGCTGTAGAGTTTTACATACAGACTACCATTAATAATAATGAGCCAAGAGTTCAATTGCAAAAAGTGGTTGTACAACCAGATGAAATAAACGAAAATGCTGTGAATATTTTCATCATTTATAATCTGATAAATAATCCTGAACCTATTACTCTTAACATACTATTAAAAAGAGTTCGATAAATGGCTAATAGTTCTCTAGTTTTAAGTTCTTTAGATTTTGATACTCTAAAGGCAAATTATAAAGAATTTCTGAAAACACAATCTGTGTTAAGAGATTATAATTTTGATGGCTCCAATATTACGGTATTATTGGATGTCATGGCATATAATTCTTATCTAAACTCTTTTTATCTCAATATGGTTGCTTCGGAAATGTTTTTGGACTCTGCCCAAAAATATGATTCTATCGTTTCACATGCTAAAGAATTAAACTATACTCCTCGTAGTGCTCATAGTCCAGTAGCAAACATTTCTTTTACATTACAGACTTCTGGAGTAGGAAATAAACTTACTATTCCCAAAGGAACAAGATTTTATGGTTATAATTCAAACGGATATTATAATTTCGTAACCAAAAATCCCACCTCATATACATCATCAAATGGTAATTTCACTGTTGACAATCTTCAAGTTCATGAAGGTGTATATCTTCAAGATTCTTTTGTTGTGGATTATGAAAACGAAACACAGAGATTCGTTCTGTCAAATGAAAATATTGATACGACTGCTATTAGTGTCGTAGTAAATGAAGTTGGTGTAGGAAATACAGAATTTACCAGAAAAGAAACACTTTTTGGATTAGACAGTACTTCTGAAATATACTTCCTTCAAGGTTCTGAAAATAACAAATATGAAGTTGTTTTTGGTGACGGGTTATTCGGTAAAAGACCTGTAAACGGTTCTGTTGTTACAGTCACATATGTTGTGACCAATGGTTCTGATGGTAACGGTGTTGAGAATTTCACTCTTAGTGATGATTTAGCTGCCACAAATGGTGGTCAAGTAACAGCAACTGATATTTCAGTTATTACAGCTTCTGAGACAGGAGCCAATCAAGAATCTATAGACTCAATTAGGTTTGCTGCACCAAGATATTTTGCGACACAACAAAGAGCAGTTTCGTCTGATGATTATGCTTCTCTTGTTATAACCAAATTTGGCGGTCAAATTGAAGACGTTGTAATATATGGTGGTCAGGAATTAGAGCCAAAATTATATGGTAGAGTTATAGTATCTGTAAAACCTTCTGGTTCTACAGTAGCACCTGATTATTTGAAAAATGAAATAACCAATTACCTACAAGATTTTATTGCACTACCAAATCGTGTAA